TGGATTCTGGGCGTCCCTGAGCCGATTAGACGCTCTGGTTGGGTATCAATTCCCTGTTCGTCCCTATTCGAGCCTGTAACGACCTGCAACGCCCGATTCTGCCCTGTTGTGGCCTTAGTCATGGCTTGTGCTCTCTTGAGTCGGTGAAAACGGAAAAGGAAGAGTCAGAGGTGTCCTTGCTTGTCCAAAAAACACGCCTGTTCGGTTGCCTTTCGAGTAATTGCATCGCGTACACGCTGCTAAAAGGTTATCTGGCTCATCAGTGCCACCCTTGCTGATTGGAATCACGTGATCCACAGTGCTTGCATCGTTGCCACAATATTGGCAGAGATAGCCATCACGTATCAATATCCGTTCACGTATCTTTGACCAGGCTCTAGTGCCTCCATTAGCTCTTGCTGACTTAGCTGGCATCAATGATAACCATTAGCTTTGAAGAATCTCCATGCGTTGCACATAGATCCGTATCGTCCCTTGATATAGCGAATGCTCCAGTCCACCATCGAGAAACCATCGAGTCGTCCGTATTTAGCATTCCTCATCTGGCCTAAGCCGTAATGAGATCCATTACGTGCATCAATTCTCCAGTTGCTTTCCTTACTAATCAAGGAATGAAAGCAGCTAAACTGCTCATAGTTAATAATCCTTGAATGTGCATAAAGCTTAAGAGAATCAGTCTTTGTTGCTGCTTTCGCTTCGACTGTTGTGGATATTGTCAAGATCAGAATTGACATAGGAATAGCTAATAAGTTTTTATTATTTTTTATCTTTATTTTTATTATCTTTTTATTTATCTTAATCTTTAAAAGCTTTATATTTTTTAAGTATAGCGATGGATCCTGACATTCTGTCAAGGATTGAGTCCGGTGTGTCGCATCGTCCACAGTTGCCTGTGGATAACTCTGTGGATAACTATTCAAGGCCAGCCACCAGCGAATCATCAACCAGTTTGACCGAGAACGCCCCACACCCAGCACATTGAGCAAACCATTCGTGCATCGTCAGCTCTCGCCCTTTAGTGATTAGATGTTGCTGACGTGCATCACCATAGAGCTTCTTGCAGATTGAGCAATCAAATTGCAGCAGTGGCATATCCGCTCCTGACCAACGTGTCGATTGGATTAAGGTTGCCCTGATCGACCCACCAAGAATCCTGACGTGGATTCTTGAATCGTTTTCGCTTAGCAAATGCTACTGGAAGCCAGCCGACGATGTAATAGACCGGCGACTTGCCGACCACTAACACGGCCACATCATCATCACGATCGTATGGATAAACAATGAGATTTCCGCCAGTGTAAGTAGTCCAGCGCACTTCTAAGCCTTGACCGACATCTGCCCGTCGCTTGCCCTTGTTGTCGCTGATGTCGTAGTCAAGGCCGAAGTATCGTGCCACCACCATTTCAGCAGCTAGTGATTCGGCATACTCCACGCATCGTTCGTGATTGTTTAGTTTGGAGTTGTATTGAATGCCGTGACCTAGTGAGCCAGATTGTGCAAATATGACATCACTAGCGCGTTTATGAATCGCCCATTCATCAGCTTCCGTGACTGTCATTTTCTGCATTCGACACAGAACCACAAAATTGGTTCGCCCCCGACGTTGTATTGATAGCCTGACTTGTCCAGTGTGCGAATGTGTTGGCAGTTGTCACAATTCTCGACTTTGTATTCTGCAACAACCTTGCCATCGATAAGTGTTCGGCCAATCATTTCGTCAATGTTGATGATCTCAGTGACTGCGCTCATTTGATAGCCATCACAATCATTAAGATTCCGAGAATGCATTCTGTAATCACAAGGATTTTAATCAATCGATTCTTTGTCATACTTGTGGCCGCCATTGTCCGTCAGATCCAAGAACGTTCCACACTGGCGAACACTGCTTGGCTTTGACCTTTTCGACGCAGAAATATCCGCCCCAAGATTTCGGAGCATCTTTCTTTGATTCACGCCAAATCATGTGGCCATGAGAACACAATGGAGCAGCAGCTACTTGAACGCCACCTAGTGTCTCTTTGATAGTGTCAATGGCCACGCCTAGCGTTGGAATGCCGGCCTCTTCTGCCTCTTCACGTGTCTTAAATGATGGCACGTCTCCGTGCTTTGTGTTCCAATAGTCATAATCCTTCGCGCTATCTTGAACAATCTTTGGATCGATTCGCTCGACCTGTTGCATATTCTGAATCGTTGGTCTTTTGTCAGTGCCTAAGACTAGTCCGGCGCAACGGCCAATCGCGGAGGTACAGGTATCCTCAATAAACCATTTTTTCATCTGGACGTTGTATGTGTTCACGTTGCCAAAGGCGTAATCAATACCAGCCGGCTCTTGATCTTCGTAATTGCGATATATCCGGCACTCTACTAAGACATAGCCCTTTTCGAGATTGACGTCCATGATTGATGTGTGGATCTTGCCGTTTGGATAGGTAGCCCAAAATCGCTGGATTCGTGCAGCTACATCTTCGTAGTTATCCAAGAAACTCATTTTGCCACCGCCTGAGATGATGCGTGACGGCCAACGGCCTTGCCTCGCTGGTAGCCGTCTTTGTGGCCTTCTTTGTAGCCCATTGTGTAGCTCACAATCGCCCAGAGAATACAGGCGAGCGCCATGAGAAAGAATAAACCGATTTCACTTGTTGTCATTTTTGCTCCCGTGGGAGCCTTGTCGAATGCTCCCAGATACAGAGTGACATCAATGTCCGACATTTTCAAGATTGACATCGGCGTGTCTATTTCTTGAGAGCAATCTCCAGCATGAGTTGATCTAGACGTTGCTCAATTCGAGACACTTGATCCTTGAGACTGTTGCCACCATTGGGACTCAATTCGCGCATGATCGACTTCACCATGAATCGCATTGACGAATAGATGGCAGTGAGCACCGCAAGGACAAGCCCACCCACCGCCGTCCATTCGCCGACACTCACTTCGTCTTACCGAATTGTGCGTCGTTAGGATTTAACCAGCGAAGAATCACTGGCAGAATTGAAGCAATACCTGCCCCGGCAATTGCTTTTGGATCTGTTACACCGGCCAAATAAACGGCGATGCAGCTGCTCAAGAAGCTTCGTCCCCACGAAGCCGCCATAGCTTTGAGATCTTTCATTTCTTTTTCTCCTTTGGCTTTACCTTTTGGATTGGCTCAACCACTGGATATTCTCCTGCATAGGTTGTCAAGCGAGCGCGAGCGAAACCAACAATCTCCTTGCCAATGTAGCGTTGCTTGAGCATCACCATTCCGCCGTTGCGCTGATCTCCATCGCCGGACGTGTTGCCTTCAATGCAGAGCACACTGGTCGCACCTACCTTGACCACAATTCCGATGTGACTGATGCGATCCACGCCATCGTGTGGAAAGTCCATAAAGCAGAGATCGCCAAGCTGCGGCTTATCGTCAATCCAACGCCCAAGCTCTTTCATCTTATGAGCACCAGCAGCCGTTGAAACCATTGATGGAATCTTGACTTTTGCCTGGTCGAAACACCAATTGACGAAAGATCCACACCACGGCAATCCGTCGGCCTTTGTGAATTTGCCGTACTTGGTCAGATTTTCGCCAGTCTCGACTGTGCCGACTTCAGCTAGTGCGACTTCGATGATCCGTGCAGCAGTGCCTTCCGGATACATTAAAGTCCGAGTGCCTTCAAATCATCAGCAGTTAAACCAAGTGCTTCAAGTTTGGCCTGTGCTCCTGCTTTTTTGGCTGCTGCGTTTGCTTCGGCAGCTTCAATTGCTTCGCGTTCTGCCACATCTTTTGCGAGTTGGGCTAACTCTGCCGCGTTCATATCGCGTAAAGTTTCTTCGCCTGTTTCTGCATCTACTATTTTAATCTGTGGTGTTGTCATTAGTTCACTCCATAAATCTTGACTGTTCCAGCGGTAAAGTTACCGCCAGAGTCATTGTTTAACTCAAAGCTTGAAATGGCAGCCGTCACATTTGTAGCACCTAAGGCTGATACTCCCAAAGGCTCAACCTGTGAAGTCATCTTTGCAATACCGACAAGATGAAATGGCTTGCGTGCGGCCGTGTCTGTGTAATTGTAAATTGTTAAAGCATAATCATTAACCGCGCTACTTGCTGAGTGTCCCGCATTGCCTGGACTAATATAATCAGGATTACTGGAGGCTACTGTCGCACCTGCAATGTTTGAATAGTTGTTTGCATTTGACGCACCTGGTCTTAATTTCAATGTATAAGCACCCGTAGTTACTGTCAGACCAGTAATCAAAATATAAAGATTTGTGTAACTCTGCGAAATGCTTGAAATTGTAATTGTCGCTGCACCGCTCAAAGTGGTTGTGCTGAGTAAAGTTAAACTGCCACTTGCTGCTGGTGCAGCCCAAGTTGGCACACCGCCCGAAACTGTTAAAATGTTTCCCGTTGAACCAATTGCCCTTCGTGTATATGTTCCCGAACCCGTGCCATAAATTAAGTCACCAGCGGTTGTGATTGTTGTTGCCATGTCATTTGTAATTGTGACCGCGCCTGATGTGCCGCCGCCTGTAATACCTGTGCCAGCAGTGACGGCAGTTATGTCACCCACATCATTTGTAATCCAGGTGAAATCCATGTCGGTTGCACTTGTCTTAGACAAGATTTGACCAGTTGTGCCGCCTTTGAGTTCGGCCAAAGTTGTATCAACGCCCTGGCCGAACACATTGAAATCGGCTGGAAGGTCAGTTACCAAGTCGGTCGATGTCGGCATGACCCAGCCGAAGTTTGTTGTTGGATTAGCCATTCATTTTTCCTTTCATCATGAGACGATTGTAGCGTTTGCCCAATCTAAAGTCGGCGACACGGTTGTCCACGTTTCGACTATTGGCACATCAGCCCACTGCATCGCTTGAAGCGAATAAGCCAGTGGCGACATTAGCAGGGTGATATCGAGTTGATTGTAAGAGGCGCGGAAAGTCCAGCCCTCGACAAAGCCTTGAAAGACTCCGGCAGACATATTTGAAGGCAAGTCATTAAGAGCTATTGGCTGACCCATAAAGACATTGATAAGGGCGTCACGATCTGCATTGTCTAACTCTGGATTGGTCAATGCGTAGGTGATGGAATCAAATATCGGCTGAGGATAAGCTCTGAGTGATAAATAAAAAGCCGCTTGAGATTCTGCGTCTGCTTGATGTTTGATGGTAGTTGTAATAATTTGAGCAAGGTCGCCATAGATTCCGATTGATGCCTGATCTGTGTCGCTGACCTGACTGGCCGAGAGTGTGCCGTAATTGATTGTGATGTCGTTTCTGACATCTCCTGCGCGTGTCTTAATCGTAATACCACGGCCTAGAGCTTGATTGGCAGTCAGATCCGTGTATCCGTAAGTCGCAAGGTAGGTCGTGCGATGCGTACTGTCACCATAGGATATTAGGCCACTGGCGTCCTCGTATAGATAACCGAGTCCAGAAGTGGCAAGAGCTGAAACTAAGTCATAAACGACTGTGCGATTAGAAGCGCGTTGCGCCAGCTCGTAGTTGCCTGGTGTGTCAATCTCTCCGTAGCCCGTATTCTGTGCGTTCGCCCAAGTCTCGGTCGGATTATAAGTCGCCCAAGTGAGAGCTGCCGGAACCTGTTGCCACGTGTTAAAGAGCACCTGACCCAAGATGGTAGCAATCTGATTGCCATCAAAGTCTTGGGTCAAGACGCCATCAGTAAGTGCCTTCTGGAGCCTTGCAAGGGCTCCTAGAGCCGTGATGGTGACTTCTTGAGTATATGCGCTAGAGCCGACCTGCGAGACGCTTACGGCTATGTCCACCACGGATCCGCCAAAGATTGGCACATAGGCCGCCGCCGTGTCCTGCACTTCAATTGAGATGGTGTCGTTAATTTCGTAAGGTAATGCAGCTTGACCAAAGATGATAAGAGTGACCGAGCAATAACCGGCTTGAGCTTGTGCGTAGATATTTGTGCGCCCTGATGTAATGCTCAGATTGGCAAGAACCGAATCGGTGATGTCAGTGCCATCAATTTTGACGCGCCAGACTGGAGCCCATTGTGTCATTAGATTGCCTGGAGTGCGCCGGCTCCGCCAGTGCCACGGAAGAATGAATCATTGAGAACATTGACGATTGTGCGAGCAGTACCTTCGGCATCGATTGCGCCATTGACTGTTAGATTGATTCGTGCGGCGTTTTGAGAATCAGTGAAGCCACCACCACCAGCAGCAGCTAAACGAGCTGCATTCTGTGAATCGGTAAATCCGCCACCGCCCACAAGTGTGGCTCCCGATACAGCTGATGAGACTCCGCTTCCTGTTGTCGTAGATCCTGTCCCAGCCGATGCCGAAACTGTTGGCACTGTAATCGTTGGCACAGTCACTGTTGCAGAAGGACTTTTTGGAATGCTCACGCTTGGAACGCTAATTGATGGAGCTGAAATCTGAGAGACATTAGGCAAGAATGGAATTGAGTTGTAAACACGAATAAGAGCATTGATTCCAGCGACTGCTCCAGAAATCAATGCATTTAATCCAGAAATGACCGCGCCGATGACGTTGATGATTCCGCCGGCAATCTCGCCGACAACCTTGAAAGCTCCGCCCAAGACTGTGACAAGAACCGGCACGACATACTTTTGAATGAATTCAATGAATGTCAAGAATGTGTCTTTGTTCTTTTCAATTGCGTCAGTGATTGGCTTGAAGAAGTCAGCGAATGAACCAAGCGCCGGAACGACTTTATTGACAATAAATTCAACAAGCTGCTGAATGATTGGCAGCAGTTTATATCCGATAGTTTCTTTTGCTTCATCGAATGTGACTTTTAAGCGATCTAATCGGCCGGCATAAGTCTCAGCATTAGCCGCAGCTGCGCCACCGAATAAATCCGTAAGTTTCTTTTGAACGTCAGTGAATGACATTGTTTTCAATTCGGCAGAAGATAATCCAATGCCTAGTTTTCCAAGAGCTGCCGTGTTGCCATCGTAGGCTTTACCAATTGCATTAGCTACAGCTTCAAGTGGCTTGCCGGTTGATGTAGAAACATCGAGAGCGACGGAAAGAAGATCTTGCGCCTTGCTTAAATCATTTGTGGAGAGCGCGATGCGCTGCAACGCCGGACGAAGCTTTGAATCACTGACGCCTGTCGCCAAAGACATTTTGAGAATCTGATCTTCTGTTGCTGCAATCTGTGCCTGTGTCGCACCTGTTGCAGACTTGAGAGCGTTGGCTAATTTGACCTGCGCTGCTTCATCTTCAATCGCCGCCTTGACGCCATCGACGCCAATCTTGACCGCATAAGCAGCAGCAGCAGCTCCAGCAGCCGCGAACGCCAATCCTGCCTTCTTGCTAAATTCGCCCATCTTTGATGATGAATCATCGACGTCTCCATTGGCTTGAGCCAGTGATTTCTTGAGTTGATCTACATCAGCAAGAATCGAGAGCTTGAGTGTGCGCGATTGTCCGGCCATTTACCACTCCTTCAAGATTCTGTCGAAAGCATTTTCCCATTTGTCAATGATC